TAACGCCCGTGTACACCGCTCAGGACAAACTCATCCATGTACCGTAGTCCAGCTGCAAGGCTCCAAAGTAGAGAAGCGTATATACGCCCTTCTTGACGAGCGGATAAACGTTTACACCAAGATGATCGATTTATATCAAGACGTGCTTGAACTATAGAACAGACTACACTATACTCCATGAAACGTAACCAGAATGGGGACAGATAGTGACAATAGAAGACGATAATACACTTGACCTTGACCGCCTTGTAAAGGTGTACGTTAAGATTCGGGATAAGAAAGTTGAGTTAGCTACTGAATTTAACAAGCAAGAACAAGAGCTTAACGCTGGGCTTGACGCTATAAAAAGTAAACTGCTAGCCCATTGTGAAGAGAGTGGGATTGAGTCTGTACGTACTAGCTCAGGAACTTTCTACAGGTCAGTTAGAACTAAGTTTTGGACTAGCGATTGGGAGTCGATGAACCGTTTTATGCTGGAACATGAATGCGTGGATTTGCTAGAGAAACGTATTCACCAAGGCAATATGAAACAGTTTTTAGAAGAGAATCCTGAGCTACTTCCCGCCGGATTAAATTGCGATAGCGAATACACGCTAACTATACGGAGAAAAAAATGAGCGATACTTACGTTCCTATTGATGACTTGGCTGACCATCTAGCGGTTAAAGCAAGTACGATACGCCAATGGGTCAATAAAGGTTACATTCCAAGCACTACTTATATCAAAGTAGCCAACACCTACCGCTTTAATATTCCTGAGGTAGTTGGCGCTTTGAAAAAAGAAGCTCCCCCTTTAGACCAAGAGGACAGCAACCCTCCTACCCAGATAGAGTTAGATTTCCCTGAGGAAGAAGATGTATGACACAAAGTTCGGATAATGTACCGAGCGAGTACCAAGATATACTAGACGAACTTGAGAGTAATACGAAAGTTTTACAGCCGCCCCAATATTCAGGTGTGCTGAGGCTGAGTATTCGTGAAAATATATTTCGTAAAGTAGTTGGAACTCACGAAGAAATACTACAAACTCCTGCGATTAAAGTTGTAATCGTTAAGTCTGCGCCTATATCCCGTACCTACTACAAGGGCGAGTACGTCGCAGGACAGAGTAATCCTCCTGCGTGTTGGTCAGCAGATAGCGAAACGGGTAGACCCTCAAAGGAGGTGCCTGAGGACACTAGACAAGCCTCAGCATGTTTTGAGTGCAAACAAAATATTAAAGGTTCGGGAGTGGGGCAGACCCGCGCTTGTAGGTACCAACAACGGATTGCTGTCTTACTCGCAGATGAGGATGACAAAATCAATCCTGCTGAAGTTTACCAATTACAACTCCCTGCTACGAGTTTGTTTGGTAAAGATAAACAGAAGATGTCAATGCAGACATACGCACGCTTTCTTAACAGTCAAGAAAAGCCTGTACCTTTTGCGATGCTACTTACGGAAATACGTTTTGATGAAGAAAGCCATACGCCAAAGCTGTACTTCAAACCGTTGCGGGTATTAGAAGAAGCTGAAGCTGCGATAGCAAAAGAGATACAGACACATCCTGATACTGAAAAATTAGTAACGCTTAAGATCGCCCCTACGCAGGATAGCTACCCCAATGTAGACAACGTGTTTGGTGTTGTTGAAGGGGATGGGGTGTACGTAAGAGATTTGTAGTAAGTAGAAGTACCTAAACCATAACTTAGTTTTTATAAACTAATGCTATTTTTAATAACCTTTTTAACGAGAGTGCTAATATGACTAAACCATCCTTTATGATTAACAATGTAGAAGCTTTGTACCCAAGGTTAGACCAGCCTTACCATTTCCAACAAGGGGGCGGTAAGAACGGACAGGGAGGAACAGCTCCATGTGAATCTACAGCGCAAGGGGCGGAGTACACAACTAGCTTTAAGATGACTGGGGCGCAAGCTAAAGAACTCTTTAAAGCTATGGCGAGTGCTTACGCAGAGAGTAAACAAGACGCATGGCCTGATTTAGAAATGCCATTTAAGAAATCAGAAGACGGATTTTTTATTGGTAAGGCTAAAATCCCTGCGGCTTTTAGCGGCAAAACTGTCGAACCTCCCCGTCATTTTGACTCTAGTAATGAGCGGTTAGACGATGCCTTCCAGTTAACTTCAGGGAGTACGATAAACTTATTTGTAGAGCTTATTCCTTATAGCGCAAGCATGGGGTCGGGAGTGTCATTACGAATACGTGCGGTGCAGGTAATAAAATACAAAGAGTTTATTGCTGCTTCCCCTTTCGAAGCGCAGGAAGGCTTTACTAAAAGCAACGGCGCTAGCAAGGAAGATGGACTGGACAGCGTTTTTGATGCAGTCGAAGAACCTAAAAAAGAAACCAAGGAAGAGCCTGAGGTAATTAAAGAACCCACAGTAAAAGTATCTAAGAAGAAAAAAGCTGAACCAGCTGGTGATGTTGATCTTGCTAGCATGCTTGATGCCTTTGATGATTAAAATAATAAGAAGGGGAGGGGGTGTCATTGAGGCACTCCTTTTCTTTTACGTGGGCTTACTATGGAAGCAAAACAATTTCTTGGCACCGTATTGGGTGAAAAAGGGCATTATTGTTTATTAGGGTTAAACGCAAAGAAGAAAAGCACGAAACAGAAATTTTACGATTCTTTAGACACAGTTATCGAAGCCGCTACAAACTTAAACGCGGAAGGGTACGACGCATATTTTGCATTAGGTAGGTACTCGGAACCTACTAAACGTGTAGCTGAGAATGTAGAGTCTATTAAGAGTTTATTCCTAGACCTCGATTGTGGTGCGACTAAACCCTACACTACACAAGGTGACGCTTTAGTAGCGTTGCAGAAGTTTCGTAAACATTACAAGTTGCCTTTCCCTACAGCAGTAGTTAATTCAGGACGTGGGTTACATATCTATTGGACGCTAACGCGTTCGTATAGTAGAGCTGAGTGGCTTCCGGCAGCGGAACGTCTTAAAGCAGCGTGTGCGGAGTTCGGCCTTGAGGCTGATCAGTTGGTTACAGCCGATGCTGCGCGTGTACTACGTATTCCTAGCACCCATAACTTTAAAGGTGATCCGCCCCTTCCCGTAGTTTTAGTTCGGGCTAGCGATAACTTTGTGGAGTTAGAGGATTTTGTATCTACACTTCCTCAATCTTTACTACCTGTATCCTTGATACCAGCATCCTCTACTCGTGAGCTAACAGTAGAAGATGCCGAAGATTTAAAACGAACCGGCGGGTATGGCAGTAAGTACCAATGGTCGTTTAGCAAACTCATACGCCAAACCGCACGCGGGACTGGCTGTGGTCAAGTCGATAAAGCTATTAGACATCCTAACGACATGTCTTATCCAGAATGGTTACACGTTCTATCTATAGCTAAACATTGTGACGTAGATGCCGAACAAGCTATACATGTAATATCCCGAAACTATGAGGGGTACTCAGTAGACGAAACCAACACTATCGCCGCGTCTATCGACTCTCCGCACCTGTGCACTACATTTGAAGCCGAAAACCCCGCAGGGTGTGAAGGCTGTGTGCATAAGAATAAATTCAAGTCTCCTATTAGTTTATGTAGAGAGATGCGCGAAGCAGAAACTAATGTGGTAGAAGGCCACATAATAGAAGGTGAGGTAGAGGAAGTTGTAGAGGGTGTTGTCGTGGCATCTACTCAGCTCAACATCCCTACCTACCCTCGCCCCTACAAGCGTCGCTCCGGTGGTGGCGTATACAGCACCACTATTAAGGATGGGGAAGAAGTAGAGATAGAAGTGTACCACCGTGATATTTATCTAACTAAACGTCTTTTAGACCCTATAGATGGGCCTTCATGGATTTTTGAGCACCACACTGAACGGGAAGGGGTGAAGCAGTTTATACTTTCTAGTGAAAAAATAACGGGTAAGGAAGAATTTAGAAAAGCTTTAGGCAAGCAAGATATAATGGTTATGGCAAACCAAGCAGGTAATATGATGAGCTATATAGCTAAATGGGTAGAGGAACTAAAAGTCACTCAGGATTTAGTCAATGTACGTACTCAGTTCGGGTGGACTGAAAACGCAAAGTCCTATGTGATTGGCGGCCAAGAAATTTTTGCAAATCGTATAGAGAAAAACATACCCAGCTCCCGTACTGCCCAGTACATCCCGCTGTTTCAGAAGAAGGGGACGTTAGAGGGCTGGAAGAATGTTGCAAAGTACTACAACAGACCAGATTTTGAACAACACCAAATGATGTTTGGGCTGTCCTTTGGTTCTCCTCTTATGGAGTTCGTGCCCGGAATAGCGGGAGCTATCTTCCATCTTATGAGTGCTGAAACTGGGTACGGTAAAACTACGGGTATGAAAGGCGGGGCATCTGTATGGGGGAATCCCAACTCCAAACTCATCCTAAAGGGAAAGGATACAGGTAACTCAGGATGGAACCGTGCAGAGGTGTGGAAGAACCACGTTCTGTACATCGATGAAATCTCCAACCACATGGACAAAGACGCTAGTGATTTTTGCTACGCTGTCAGCGATGGTGAGCAGAGAAATCGAATGAGCAGCAAAGGGGAGAACGAGGAACGCTATAGAGGGGACTCGTGGAGTCTTATGTGCGGTACTTCAGGGAACTCGTCTGTCGCAGAGAAAATGACTAGCCTTAAGTCTTTACCTCAAGGCGAAATGGCTCGGCTTATAGAAAACGTGGTGGAGAAAAAGCTTTTTACCACTGAAGAAGCTAACGTTGCAAACGAACTACAGAGTAATCTTGAAAACCATTATGGGCATGCTGGTGAGATTTACATCCAACACATACTCAATAACATGAAGAGTGTAGAGAACCTTATTCTGGACACTAGAGATGGCATGCTCAAAGACGCTAAACTAGAATCACAGCACCGTTATTGGGTTGCAGGAATGGCAGTTACTTTTGCAGGGCTGACAATTGCAAAAGAAATCGATCTAATAGACTGGGATTTAAAGGCGTTGTACAAATGGATAATTAACAAACTGGTGATGATGAAAATGGACATGAAGGATATGGTGATCGACATAGAGGAGATCGTGGGGCAATTCTACCAAGACCACCCACAAGGATGGTTGCGCGTCACTAACGTTCAAGAAAGTATGCCCGACACGATGATGCACACAAATCAACCCAGCTACAAATGGGTGGGTCGTGCGGAGCCTTCTTTAAACAAACTCTATATCTTCCCTAAGCCCCTTAAAGACTGGTGCATTAAAGAGGGGCATCATTACGCTAGCATACGTCAACTTATACTGGATAGAATGCGTGGTAAAACTTACAAAATGAGGGCGGGTAGGGGTACTCAATACGATGTAGGCTCCCCCCATGTTATCGAGTGCGCGTGGAACCATGATGCGGATAAGGCTGACTGACATCTCCCCTGATGGGGTGCGTATGGTAGTGAACTGGAGTAAGTTTACGCCGGGGAGTTCTATGTTCATCCCTTGTATAAATACTGGTAAAGCACTAGAGCACGTAATGGAAGCGAGCCAACTGGACAAAAGTAGTTTAGAGAAACGTATTGGTGTAGAGAACGGTAAGTATGGTGTGCGGCTGTGGAGGATGAAGTAAAGGTACAGGCGCTCTTAGTCTGTACCCCACAGGTCTAGCGTTTGTTGCCGTACAAGCTCTCGGCGGGGGGCAGAGATTAGCACTCCATTGTCCATGTTCAGAGTATTGGTGTCGAAAGTTCTTTTAGACCGTGCTTTTGTATCTTCAGTGATTAGGAACTCAGGGTTTCTTTTGTTGAACTCATTAATTTCTCTATCGATTTTCCGTTCTTCACTTGAGTCCTTTTCTACGATTGATATGTTTCTATCTCGCAAAAGCTTGCTTCGTTTGCTATTAATTAGCCTATCTTGATAAATGTTTCGTGCGTTTATCTCTACTTGTCTAGCGTATTCTGTAGGTGCAAAACCAAGGAACTGTCCTGCCAAAGAAACAGGACTCAAGTCTTCAACCATAGGATCGCCCCGTAAAGTTCTTGCTCCTTCTTTACCAAACCTTACAGACTTAAACATGTTGCTTATACCTGCCGGTAACAACCTTTCAGCACCACGCTCCATTTCTCCCGCACGCATCATATCAATTCCTTGGCCCATACGCATACCGATTCCCGCTATAGGACCGCCGAGCATTTCTATACTGTCTTTAATTATGCTTTCATTTTCTTGATTAGGCATTGAGCGGTACAGTAAGTTAGACATACCAATACGAGAAGAAATGTCTAGTCCCATGCCGTAAAACACTCCGTTGTACCACCCCTCTCCTATAACTGAAGTAGCTACAGTATCCCAATCATCCTCGTCGTCTTCTTTGAGCATGTTAAATATTGTACGCATTATTCCAGCTAACGGTACGCCTTGTGCCCCTGCAAAAAATGCACTACTAAGAAACACACCTACTAATTGCTTAGTAGCCATTGTGCGATCCCCATCGGGCATTTTTTGGATTATTCCCCTAGCTATTTTAAATTGGAGGTAGATCATAGAAAAAGCAAACCGCTTGTACATAAGCAGTAAACTACCCATAGAGCTTTGAGATAGTCTAGGAGCAGTTTCAGTTAACGCGCCACTGTTAGTATGTTCTGTTTCTAATATGGCTATTTCCGCAGCTTCGTCACGATCTTGGTCGGTAAGCGGGCCTTTTTCTGCTCGTTGTTGCAACTCCAGATCGTAGACAGTCATTGCAGTTAAATGACGCGCACTACGCTCACTTACATGGAAGATGTACCCCATCCCCACATTCATTTTCTGGAACGCCCCAGTGCTAGCACTTTCTTGATCCAGCATGTCGGCAATAGTGGACTGTGTAGCTAGTCCTCTGTCAGTCAACTTTTCTGCAAGAGGCTTATACTCACGTAGCTCTTCAGGAACTGAATTTAAATCCTCGTAGTTAGGATTGGCTATACTCCAACCATCGAATTTCTGAGTTCCTGTTGGCCCTTCGAAGTCTACTTCTTGACGGTATACGCCCGTTGTTCGTAGTAGTTTGAGGTTCTTGGACATTGCAGCGAAAGTATTACGGTACCCGTACTTGCCGCCTAAGTAAGGGAACACGACCATAGGGATAACCGATAGGTTAACTATTGCGGAGGCAAAGTTTATCCCTAACGTCCACCAAAAACCTAAAGATTTTAGCGTCTTGCTCCACGGCGCTATGTCGGGATTCTGATTAAACGTAACGTACTCTATAGCAATCGAGGCCACATCTTCTGCATACGCTTGCTTGTCTGTGTCACGGTAAGTAGCCGCACTGGTTGCAATCCTATCTTGCATTGCGCTTAACTGAGTATCGTATTTTATCTTCACTATTTGGTCGGTAAAGTTCGGCATTCTTTCAGCCAGTACTTCAATCTGATCTTCTTGGAATCCAAGAATATCTTCGCGGGGCTTGAAGGTGCGGAGAAGGGATCGTTCAGGAGACACTTCTACTATAGCTTGAAAAACAAGGTCTTCTAATCCTGCCGCTCCGTTGTTTGCTTTGTTTTTGGCTGTAGTCGCAGCTTGTGCAGCTTCCGCTGGAGTACCGCCTTTAGCTAACACTTTCTTGCTGGCCGCATCAGCCGCTTCCTCGCCTATTTTTCTTGTCCTTTCCTGCACTTTTCCAAGAATGCTATAAGCAAACGCTGAATTAACGCCGGGAAGTTGGTCTTTTCCTTTGACTCTATCGTATGAAGTAATACCAAGTACTTGCCCTACAGCCTCAAGCTCTTGGTTAAGTTGTTTGTCTCCTTCTATTTCTCTTATACGCGCCTGCCGTTCGGCATCAGTTTTGTAAAGTTCTTTGTACGCCACTACGCCGCCCGTCATAGGGTCGATGCCTTGGAATATAAGCCACTTAGTGCCGCGTCTGTACAAGGGGAAGTAGGGGTCAATTCGTTGTCGGTTTAGTAGGTCAAGTAATAGCTTATCTTTGTATGTCTTTTTAAGAGACTCATCCGCATCAATAGAATCCATGCGCTCGTTGATAGCTGCAATTAAATCCTCGTAAGCAACAGAATAAGCATTTCGCAATTTTCGATATGCTTTATGCCCTCCTTTCCTCTTCCCTAGGGGAATCCAGAAATTCTTCAGTATGTAGTCATAAGCTTCTAGCTTAACGCTATTCTCGCTAATAGTGCGAGTCTCTATCTCAGGGCTTTGTTGTTCGAAGAGGGCAAGAGCCGTGTCCCTTTCCTTGGCGGTCTTGTACTTTTTTTCTTCTAACTTACCTTTAAGCAAGTAGTTAAACGAATACCCTTCATACTGGGAACGAGGTTTGTCTACGTCAACTCCATAACGAGTGCCGAAATTAGCAGCGTTGTAGAAAAGCTCTCTACCTTCCCGATCCCCTTTAAAAATCTGCCTTAATTCGGAATGCAGAGTTTTAATCTTGCTGTAGTATCTGCGTTTTTCCCCAGCTTGACGCTGTATGAGCTTAAACAAAGCCACTATATCAGCACTTAATCTAGGCAAATCGTTCTGTACATAATCCCCAATACTATTAAGAGGTAGGAATCCAAAAAGGTTCTTCCTTACACTGCTTTTCATGGTCGGCACATTGTCGTTCCAAGCGCCTATAGCTTCTTTACCTACCTTACCGAACCCAAACCGTCCTATAGCTTGAAGGACTTCAGCATCTTTCTGTTCTACTGAAGCTGAGAAGTAGTCACCAACCTCCCGTTGATGAGGGGCTGGAGACATCAAATCTACAACAAGTTTGTCTATTGCGTCTAAGGCTGATCCCGGATTTTTACTAGGCCGGTTCATTAGTCTACGAAACATGTTTAAGATTATGTTTTTATACCGAGTCAGAGCGCTTATACGTTTACCGTCAGGAGTGATGCTCCCTAACGTAGCTCGGAACTCAAAATTACTTTGCTCTTCAGCAATAAATTCGTCTAAGTCAGTAGCTCCATAAGCTGTGTCTAGTTGAGGGGATACTTGATCAAAAAGAGTACGGAGTTGTCGTGCGGTAGTAGAGTTCTTCTTTTTGCTTTCGTGCGAAGTAATAGCGTGCACTGTCTCGTGCATTAACGTGTGTTGGGAAATATCACGATCTTGGTTAAGATAGATAGTGTCAGTACGAGGGCGATAAAAGCCCGACACTACTTCGCCGGAAGTGTTACGTAAGTCGGGCGCTACCACTACTTTGGTGTCCCCTAACCCAACTAAGAAGGCGCGAGTAAGCCTCTTTATATCTGGACTGCCGTTCTCAGCTACTAACTCCAATGCCCCCCGCAAGTTACCTGCTCGAAGCTGTGCCGTAATATCTGCGGAAAGAACTTCAGACAACTCAGAAACTTGAGCAGCAGGTAAGTCAAAGGAGGAGATACCCATTTCTTTAGTTTGCTGTCGTGCACGCGCTAGCGCCCCTTTAAAGAGAGTTTTAGTTGCGTCACTAATGTTCGGGTTGTCGTTGATCGTATCTGTAAGATTGGTTTTTTCGGGATTAAAAGCTATTTCGGTAGCGATAGTTCCTAGTGCGCTTTCTACGCTAAGGGCTGTAGAGGCAAATTCTGCTAGTACAGGATCGTTTTGGAGGATGGTAAGTTCAGGATTGACGGTGGCCTCTGGAGATGAGCCTATTCTTTGCAGTTCTTCCTCAACTGCTATAGCTTGAATCTCAGGATCAGCAGTACCATCAGATTCAGCATCAACAGCGGCATCAACAACCGCAGGCGCAGCTTCAACCTCAGTAGTACCATCAGATTCAGCATCAACAGCGGTATCAACAACCGCAGGCGCAGCTTCAACCTCAGTAACCGCAGGCGCAGCTTCAACCTCAGTAGCACCATCAGTTTCAGTAACTGTGATCTCGTCAGCCATAGCTTTAGCGTTTTTAACAGTGGTACGCAAACCTGCTGCTAAACCAAGGGCTATCTTACTTTGCTTAAGGCTAACACCCCCTGCGGCGTACTCGGTAAGAGCTTCTGCTTGCCTCTCTAAGTTTTCATTACTCAGTTCTATATCGCTAGAGTTTTCAGGAAATACGCTACGTTTTAATTTTTTCAATCCTGCTTTAGTTATTTTTAAATCTAATAAATTTTGCTGAGTAAGGAGTGGGCTTGCAGTTTCACTAGGGTCACCCGTAACCTCCTTAACAGCGGCTTGGACATCATCGTCAAAAGTGTTGGGGGCATCAAGAGCTTTCTTAGCAGCTTCTTCGGCAATAGCGTTAACCTCAGTACCAACAACCTCAGTCTCAGCCCCATCAACAACCTCAGTACCAACAACCTCAGTCTCAGCCCCATCAACAACCTCAGTACCAACAACCTCAGTCTCAGTCTCATCGGCAACCACAGGCGCGGTTACAGGCTTTGCATTATTTTCTCGTGCAATATCTTCAGGGGTTTCTCCGGGAAAACCTTCGCTTCCGGGTTCTCCAAAAGCTTCATCGACAACAACCTCCGTTTCAGCTTCAGTATCTAAAGGCCCAGCCGCAGTAGTCGTTTCCACCACGTCTTCAGGAGTTGCTGTAGCGGCGGCATCACGCCGTGTTTGCGCGTCTAATTCTAAACGAGAGCCTACTCGCTCACTAACTCCACCTATACTTCCAAGAGTACCGCCCACAGTAGCTGCTAAGAACGCAGCTTCGCCATATTCGGCAAGAGCTTCATCTGAGATTACTTCTATACCGGCTTGGTACCTTTCTATAACTTGTTGTGCTACTTCTACTGGCATTTCTGCCGCTGTACCTTTTACCCCTCCAACACGAGCCGCTCCAAATAGAGTTCTTTCAGAAGCCCTAATAAGTTTGTTCGTATCCGTTGCACTAAAAGTACGCCCTTTATTCCCACCTACAATGCTCCGTAATAGTCCTTTACCCAGTACAAAAGCTTGTCCCGCAGATTCAATACCGCCTTGAGCGACAGCCGCTTTAAGGGCCAGATCAAAGTCGATTTCAGTATTTTCTGGGGCTACGCCTTGGTTTATCTGCTCCTGCACCTGCCGTTCTATGTTAAAACCAAGGAACTGAGGGGTAAGTGCCAACGCACCACCTACAATTCCTGCGACAGGTTTAAGTTGAGGGCTAGGCATGAGCGTAGCTCCTGCTTTAGCACCACCTATAAAAGAAGCTATAGGACCAGATTGTTGGGCAAGACTCCTAGGTATCTGTGCAATTCCTTCCCCTATTGCCGCGAGTAATCCTTCTTCTTTATATTTTTCTTGCACGGGAGCGAAACCGGGAGCTTGTCCGTAGGATTGGGCAATATCTTCGGAGCGGTCCATACCGGCTAGTGCAGCTTCGCGTTGGGCTTCTTCATTCCCTAACGCGCTAAGAATACCTGTGCGTGCCGCAGATGCAGAGGTGCGTAAACCACGCATTGCCTCTTCCCCAACGGTACTCTTGCGTTCAGGTCTACTTGGGTTGCTTTCATAATACCTAGCAAATAAGGCTTCCATATCCGCAGGC